TCTTGGCGCACCCTATGAGGCAACAGTCGACGACCTAGGCGCGGCAAAGAGAGCGTTGCAGCGTGCGTCGTTTAACGACGGCGACCGACCACACTTCCTCATCCCCGACCCAGAACTGTCGGAGATGCGTAACCGGCTAATCAGCGCACGTTTCCACATGATGCCCGCCGACCTGATCCAAACCGCACTCTACGAGTTTGACCAGATATGCCCCACACCACACCGGTCAACACGTAACGGCTTCACACACCTACACGCCCTCGCCATAGAAGGCATACGGATAGCCGCCCTTCGGGCGAGACAACAGGAGCTAGCCATATGACTATCGAAGCGTACCAAGACTTCATCAACCAAAGATCACAGCTAAAAGACGAACACGGATTCGACCCGAAAACAATCCCGGACCACCTATACGACTTCCAAAAGTATCTTGTCGAATGGGCAGTCAGACAAGGACGTGCCGGAATCTTTGCAGACTGCGGACTTGGCAAAACGTTGATGGAACTTGCCTGGGCCGAAAACGTACATGCACACACAAACAAGCCAGTACTACTTTTGACGCCGCTCGCAGTCAGCTTCCAAATCGTGAACGAAGCTCAAAGGTTCGGACACGACGCCGCCGTAAGCCGCGACGGATCAATCAAATCAGCGATAGTGGTTAGCAACTACGAACAGTTAGCCAAGTTTGACAGCACCCGTTTTGGTGGCGTCGTATGCGACGAGTCAAGCATATTGAAATCGTTTGACGGTGCGACAAAAGCAGCAGTCACTGAGTTCATGCGCCGAGTCCCGTACAGGCTTTTAGGCACTGCGACAGCAGCACCCAACGACTGGATCGAGTTAGGCACATCTTCCGAAGCGCTGGGATCGTTGGGCTACATGGACATGCTGTCCAGATTCTTCACTAACAAGCTGCGCTCAGTTTCTAGCCGTGGACAAAGCATGGGCGGTGAACAAGTCGAATGGCGGCTAAAAGGTCACGCCGAGCAAGCGTTCTGGCAGTGGGTGTCATCGTGGGCACGTGCAATACGTCAACCGTCCGACCTCGGATTTAACGACGAACGGTTCCATCTACCACCGCTCAACGTCAACGAAATCAAGGTTGGTGCGACTACCGCTCCACCTGACCGGCTATTCGACCTGCCAGCAATCGGACTACAAGAAGAACGACAAGAGAACCGTCGAACCCTAACCGAACGGTGCGAGGCAGCTGCTGAGGCAATCGCCGACGCCGCAACTGGCGTTGCATGGTGTCATCTAAACGACGAGTCGAAGCTTCTTGCAAACCTGATCGACGGCGCGGTTGAGGTAAGCGGAGCAGATTCAGCCGAACAGAAAGAGTCGAAACTTCTCGCGTTTGGCCGAGGCGAAATCAGAGTGCTTGTCACTAAACCATCTATCGGTGCTTGGGGTTTGAACTGGCAACACTCGCACCGTATGACGTTCTTCCCATCACACTCATACGAGCAGTGGTATCAGGCAATACGTCGAATGTGGCGGTTCGGACAGACCGAAACAGTCACCGTGGACGTAATCACGACCGAGGGCGGCAGTCGAGTGCTTGCCAACTTGCAACGCAAATCGGATCAGGCGGACGCAATGTTTTCAGCGTTAGTGACACATATGAACAATTCGTTTCGGGTAACTGGACCCGACTATTCGAACAAAGTGGAGGTGCCGAAATGGCTCAACAACTAATCCCTGGAGTTTTAGATCAAGAAGTAAACGACCGTTACGCGATCTACTGTGCCGACTCGATGGACGTTATGGCGTCTATGCCAGACAATTCCATTGACGCGTCGATCTACTCGCCACCGTTTGCGGGCCTGTACGTGTACTCGTCTAATGATCGTGACGTCAGCAATGCACGAAACTACAAAGAGTTCCGTGAGCATTACGGCATGTTTGTCGAATCACTTGGCAGACTCACAAAACCGGGACGGTTAACAGCAGTACATGCTGCCGCGATACCGTCTGGCAACTCAGGCCGTGACTCATACTTTGACTTTCCCGGCGACGTCATCAGACTTCACGAAGAGCACGGATGGGACTGGGTTTCACGTCATGTCATATGGAAAGAGCCGTTAGCGGTACGTAACCGTACTATGGCAAAAAATCTGGCCCACAAGACGTTAGTGACCGATGCGGGTCACGCCGGAGTCGCTGCCGCAGACGAACTCTTGCTGTTTCGTCGGCCTGGCGGCACAGAGCCAATCGTTCACCCAACCGGCCTTGACTATTACGCCGGTGAAGAATCCGTACCCGCCGAGTATTTGAAGTACAAGGGACACAAAGGTAACCAGATTGAAAACCGTTACTCGCATTGGATTTGGAGACGGTACGCAAGCTCAGTATGGGACGACATACGACTTGGCAGAGTTCTGCCGTTTCGTGACAGCAGGGACGAGGACGACGAGAAGCACGTTCACCCGTTACAGCTCGACGTTATCGAACGGTTCATACAGATGCGTACCGTGCCGGGCGAGGTGGTATTCACCCCGTTTATGGGAGTCGGTTCCGAGGTGTTCGCCGCTGTGCAACTTGGGCGGCTTGGTGTTGGTGCTGAGCTTAAGCCTTCGTACTATCGCCAGGCAGTGAAGAACTTGGAGGCGGTTGACTCGGACCGTTACGACGAGGCAACACTCTTCGACGAACTTGGCGACCAGCTATGAGCTTCTACCGCGACCATCACCTATCAAAACCCAACGTCATTATCAGCCGCAACGAACTGTTGGATTGGATCGACTTACGGCTACGCGAGTTGAACGCCACGACAGGCAGCCCATTCATTAACCATGCGAAAAAGACAACCCTGCACGACGTTGTCAGGTTTGTCGAACAGATGAAAGACCAAACACCATGACAACGTTTATAGCAACTATCGCCGTTGGGCTGGCAGCCTATGGGCTGATCTGGACAACACGACAGACAAATGCGTATGCACGCGACGCGGAACGATACCGGCACGCAACCAGCCTCTACGACCAGTCCATCGTCGCGTCTATGAACCTTGTCACCGGCCGTACCGCAATCGTCCACAACATCACCTTCGACGTGAAGGAATCAAAAACTGTTGAAGGACAAACAATCGTCACGGGCACGTCGTCTACAGGTCACGTGTTGACCGCAACCGTCTGGCCAGGCCAACAATGATCATCCGGGTTACAGGTCACCCAATGCCTAAAGGGTCGTGGACATCTATCAGACGAGGCACACACAACGTGTTGATCCCCGCAGGTACAAAGAAAAGCCGGGAACTGTATGCAGATTGGGCGTATGCGGTAGAGCAAGCAGGCGTCGAAACAGTCACCGACGATCGTTACTACCCGACCGTCCACGCAGTCTCCGTCAACGTCGACTTCCGACTACACCGCGGCAAAACCGTACGACGCATCATGCACACCGTCGCACCCGACGTTGACAAATTGGCCAGGGCCGTACTCGACCCACTCACCGGCATCGTCTGGAAAGACGACTCACAAGTAGTCGACCTGCAAGCGACAAAACGCTATTGCCGTGCAGACGAACAACCCGGCGCAACCATCTACATCACAATCCTCGGAGAAGAACAATGAGAGCCACCCTGCCAATAGATGTCGCGATCGCGATCGCTGGTGCGGGCGCTATTGCTGCCGCCGTTATGACATTCTTCGCAGCCACTGGACAGCTGCCCGAACGTCAACAAGTAGAGGTCTGTATTTCAGAAGGCAACACCACCACATGCCACAAAGAGACAAGGACCATCAACAAATGACCCTCGCAATCATCGTCAACACGTTCATCAGCATCACAGCGGCATGGATCGCAGCGGCCGCATATCAGAAAGCGTCACGCACACGGCAACACTGCAACAAACGCATCACCGAAATACGCGTCGAAACCGCCCACAAGTATCAGCGCAAACCCCCCACCCGCTACCAGCCCCGCCCACACAAAACATTCAACCGAGAGAAAGGACAATTCGAATGAGCGACCAGTTGGAAGAAGAAGTCATCCGGCTACGCATCGCCAACACGTTACGACCCCTAATCAGCCAGGCCGTATTCGACGGGGTACGCGAAGCCTTCCCCACCATCCCACCGTTAGACGCATACGACAAGTCACAAGTAATTGTTCGCAACATCCCCATCCAAACCCACCAATAGAAAGAGACACACAATCATGGAATACAACAAGATCAACGACGCCGAATCAGAGTTTGCAGAACCCTGGAAGCCCAACGCAGGCGACAACGTTGAAGGCACCATTACCGAGATCGTTACGATCGCAGGCACATACGGCGACTACCCCTGCGTAACCCTCCAACTAGACAATCAGCAACGTGTCGCCGTACACGCCGCACCCTCCGTGTTGAAACAACAGGTCAACGGACTTGTCGACAAGCACGGCATGAAAATCGGCGACCGATTCGGCGCAAAGTATGAAGGCAAAAAGACCTCGAAAAAAGGTGGCCGCGAATACCACGACTACAGCGTTGCCTGGGAAGCCGCCGCCGGCACACCCACACCCACAGCCGCTGCCGCTCCCGCACCCACCACACCCGCCGCCACGGCTGATGAGGGGCCGGACTTCTAATGCGACTACGACGACGTAAACAGACACCCGTCGGCGGACCAACAGCCACCCCGTGGGAAGGCGACGCCAACGACCCCAAAGAAACATTCATCCCAGCCAACGACTTCATAACAGAACAAGAAATCAACGGACTGGTTACCTACGTTGGTGAAGCCCGCAGTCGGACTGACAATCTAAGAGACCTGGTGTACGAATTACACGCGTACGTGCTGACACTCCGCGCCACCGTCATCGACCTCAACAAGCGCCTTATGGAACTCGAAGGCGACGAATACGAGGACGACGATGAGTGACAACATCTACGACACGGTACAAGTCGTCCAACGTTACGGATACGAAGCCTTTGCACAACTTGGCCTAAAGCTATATCGGACAGACACGCAGATCGTCATCGACAAGACCGATGTAACAAGCTTCGGCGAACCACCAAACACCGTCGAATGCAGCCAAGCATGGCGCGTCGGATTTGAACTAGACGGACCAAGCTGGATTGATGTTAAAGCAGACGAAATCCGATGGGACCACGGACCAGGAGGACAACCTCTCGGCAGCGAACACGCCACCAAAGTCGCACAGGCCGCCCACAACATCCGACGGTCACTTGAAACTGTCGGAATCATGACCACAGGCAACGTCACAGACGATCCTGAGTATGACCTAGCGATCATCCGCGACGTTCTGCAACGTTCAGGACTCCGCCTCGCCCGCGAAGATTCACTACTCGAATTTGCCGGACACGCACTGTTCGCATGGGTCGACGCGGCAGAAGCCGCCGCGTTCAAACGCTTCCTAAGGCCGGTAACGCAATGAGTGACAGTCACCATGCCCAACCCCACAGGCAAGAACGACCACACGCCAACCCACACCTAATCGAATCCTTTGCACATGCAGCCGACTGGTTAGACGCACAAGTACGAGCACAACAGAAGGCATCGGCACGCACTCAGGACAATCCGATCGAATCAGTCCGCTGGCACAGCCGAGCAGAAGGCATGAGTGTTGCCGCAGCAATTATCAGGAACCTATTGGAAACACAAGGGGACAAGTGAGCACATATTACGGATGGAAAATCAAGAGGCACAAAGTCGCCAGCACAGGCCAAAAAATGTTCTTTGCGTCACGCTGGCACAACGCCAAACAACGCAAAGTCTTGCACGTCGCACACACAACAACACGTTGTTTCACACGCCGAAATGCACTCCTCGCACACATCCTCGACATGGAACACAAAGGAGCCGACCAATGACACCTTCTGATATGACCGTATGGGACAGGCTCCACCTCCTATTCCCCACCTGCACAGCCGACGAAATCGAAACGTGGGCAGACGGTAATCAGCACAGAATCGGATACAACGTGCACGGCAATTTGATTAGCCGCAACCTCGACTCCAATTGGCTTGACGAGTCACAGTTGCGGGCAGCAATCGACGCCACCGCGAAGCGCTCTAAGCCCTGGCATGAGGTCGCACAAGAAGCCCTAGCCGACTGGGCATCGTGGAACCAAACCGAGGGCAGGCTCGATCCGGTCAGCAATGCGATCAGATACTGCGACCGAGGCCAAATCGAATACATGGTCACCGAAAAAGGCATCTACATATACACGTCGGTTGACTTGGAAAGCGCCTATGAAAAGCACAACGAGATTGCATCGCTGCTCCGTGCCGCCGGACTCACACAGTTCAAAACATACAAGCTCGTCGAGGACACCGAACAATGACACGTTGGGCAAAGCAAAAGTTCTACCCCGGCGGGGAGATCGGGCTGTCCTGCCCATATTGCGACAGGACAATCGAAAGAGTCGCATCAGACGACGGCTCAGATCATTGGTTCCAGCATCTAGACGGAACCGTTGACACATGCACGGGCGAGTTGCCGGAGGACACCGACGAATGACCGATGCAGAGCTGCTAGTCGAACTTGGCACACGCCTGGAGCAACGTCACGCAAACCGCGACCGTGAGTCTCTGGACGTCTTGGAGACGTACCTAGTGAGTCAGGCTGAGAAGTACAGCAACGAGGGGCGTGAGGATGCTTGGGTGGCTACTGACCTTGCGCTGAGTCTGCTGCGCGAGTTGCGCGGCACCGATTGTGAGGACACCGAACAATGACCGACTACGAGGACCGACGCCAAAGAGTCCACTCTTTCGCCAAGCTCGAAGAAAACTGGGACAGCTACGGCGCAGGCCCAATCAGTGCTGAGGCTCGCACTAAAGCTCTAGAAGCGCTCGACCATCTAGAAGCACTCAGCTTCCCACCACCATACGTTTACCCGACCACTTGGGGCGGCGTAACCATCGAGTTTCAATATCCCTTTGATGAACTGGACATCACAGAAAAAGGCGAGATGTCTTTTGGAGACAGCGTATGACCGACCGTGAAATCTTGGACCGGTTTGAAGCCTTCATGGTGCAACGTGCCGAACAGTACAGCGCCACCGGCGACGAGGACCAATGGGTCGTAGCAGACGTATTCCTTGAACATCTCCGTGAGCTACGTGAGATCGCAGCGGAAACCTACGTTGCCCGTCACGCACAGGCGGACGACGAATGACTGACCGTGAAATCTTGGACCAACTCGAACAATGGTTAGTCGAACAGAGGAACAACCACTGGTTCAACCTCGACGGGAACCACGGACTAGAAGCCGCCCTTGACAAGCTGCGTGAGCTGCGTGCCCTTGCCTGGTTTAACGAACGAATCAAATGCGACCGTCTTATCGTGGACGACCCCGACCTAACCGACTGGCTAACCGAACGAGCACAGTCAACCAGCCCCAGCCAACCCATCGACAACCTATTGGACAAGTTGGACGACAAATGACCAGGTTCCAATATGACAAACATGACCGTGTCATGGTCGGCCTTGCTCTCGGCAAAGGATGGACCATGTACGAAGGACACCTTGCACGAAACGACTTGTGGGATTACGAAGGCACAGTGCCTCACGGGTGGGTAGTCGGATTCAACTGTGACTGTATCGAGATACTGGGCGAGGAACCGCAAGACACGTTCTCGATGTTTGCAAATGACGGCAACGATGCGGTGCTTGCAAACATCTACGACATCGATGACCTAGCCAAGATTGCTGACTTGTATGCAGCGCTCAAAGCGGCTGAGGATCGTCTGCGTGCTGCCGGACTCAAAGAAGTCGACGAATGACGCCGCCACCACGCGGACCACGCGGGCCCCAACCAGGCGCAAACACCGAACGCGGAAACCCACCACATCACCAATACTCGCAACCAACACGTCCCGACCCCGGTATTCCCGAATCCTCGGGCGGGTTCGACGGGTTCGTTGCGTTCTCAATCGCGCTCGGAATACTCACAGCGTTGTTCGTTGGGGTCGCGTTCTACGTCGACAGCAAACAACCGCCCGCACCCGAAAAAGTCACCGTATGCACAACCGACGGCAACGTGACTGTATGCCGCGAAGAATGGCGAGACATCAACCAATGACAGACGCCTATCAGACCGTCGTCGAACAGTTAGAACGTCACGGACACCCGTTGAACGCACGTGGGCAGGCACGCTGCCCCGCACACGCCGACACCACACCCTCGTTATCAGTCACCCGCAAAGACGACCGTGTCTTGTTGCACTGTCACGCCGGATGTTCTGTCGACGCCGTATGCCAGGCAATCGGATTACAGGCCCGCGACCTCTACAACCCCAAACCCAAAGAAGCCACCCCCGTGCTCACCCACACCTACACATACCGCAACACCGACGGCACACCCGTCTACGAAAAGTTGCGCTACCAACCCAAAACGTTCAAACAACGTGCAATCATCAACGGCACCCACCGATGGGGACTACAAGGCGTCGACCGAGTCCTCTACAACCTCGACAAGTTCGCCCAATGGGCCACCACCGGCAAACCCCTGTTCGTTGTTGAAGGCGAACGCGACGCCGACACACTCACCAAACACGGATATCAAGCCACCACGTTGACAGACGGCGCCGGCAAATGGAGACCCGAATACACCACACAGATCACCCAAGCAGGATTCGACTGGGTCGTAGTAATCGCCGACAACGACACACCCGGCCGCCAACACGCCGCCCACGTAGCCCACGCGCTAGCGGCAGTCGGCATCGCCGTCACCGTCACGTTGCCAACGCATGGCAAAGACATCACAGATCAGATCTCAGAACTCGGCGCAACAAACCTCGCCGACGCGCTCGACTACCCCACCAACTGGGCTACGTGGGACCAGGCCGAGCAGCCCGACACCCTCGAGACAGTCGACACGCTCGAGGACTCGAGCAGCTACACGTGGGTCGACATCTCGAGTTACCTCGACGGCACCGCACCCGACATCGTTACGACAATCGGAGCAACCGACACAAACCCCCTACTATACCCCGGACGCATCCACACCATCGCAGGCGAACCAGGCATGGGCAAAACCTGGATAGCCAACATCATCACATCCCAAGAACTCGCCGCCGGAAACACCGTCGCCTGGATCGACCTCGAAGACAACCCACAAACCTTGATCAAACGGCTCCGACAGCTCGCCACACCAAACCTCCACCTACTCAAATACGCCGACCCCCAAGCACGCGGACAAACCCTCAACCTCCACACACAACTCGACGGAATCACGCTGATCGTCATCGACGCAATGGCCGAAATCGCCTCACAATTCGGCGCAGACCCCAACGACAACGCAGGCATCGCCCAAGTCATCACACAAGTCCTACGACCCCTCACCAGCCAAGGCGCAGCCCTCCTAATCATCGACCACGTCTCCAAACAGACCGGCGAAAACAACCGGTGGGCAATCGGCGCACAACACAAACTCGCAGCAGTCGACGGAGCCGCCTACATCCTCGACACCGAAGAAGCCGTCAGCCGAGGACGCCAAACCACGCTCAAGTTGAAAATCGCCAAAGACCGACCCGGACACGTCGGCCCCATGAAAACCCTCGCACGACTACTCCACGTAGCCGCAACCGAGACCGGCGACATCACCTGGCAATGGCAAACCCCCGAACCAGACACCCCCAAAGCCCGCATCAACCGACGCCGCCACGACATATACGAATACGTCGCAAGCAGCCTCGACCCCGTCTCACAACGCATGATCGAACGCGACATCAAAGGCAAAGCAGTCGACATACGCGACGACGTAAGAGCACTCATAGCACACGGATACCTACGCACAGAGAACGGAAACCGAGGCTCCATGCAGATCAAAACATCAAAATATTTGGCACCAGGAAGTGACATAAGTCACAGCAACGAGGACGAAAATGTTTGACCGCGTCCCCGAAAAACAGTGGGACGCAGTCGGGACGCAGTCAGGGACGCAGTCGGCGAACCACCCAACACGCCAGTGCGTCCCGTCCCCCCCCTCTAGGGGGGACGCGGACGCAGTCGTGGGGGACACACCCCGAGGACACACAAAGAAAAAAGATTCCAGTGCGTCCCCGAACACACCACGAAAATGGACACCACCCGCACCCAGAAAAAGTTTTCCCGTAGCCGACGGCTGGCATCTCAAAGCGTCATGTCGAGGCATCGACGTCGAGCTGTTCTATCCCGATCAGCCGGGGCTGCGTACTCCTGGGTCGCGTAACCCGGCGAACCACACCGTCGACGTTATCCACAGCATGTGTCGGTCGTGTCCTGTCCGCGTTGACTGTCTCAACTCTGCCCTTAACGAACGTGAGGAACACGCGATCCGTGCCGGTGTCGAGTTCAACCAGCGTCACCACCGTCAGTGGGCGTACCGGGTCGCGGTAGCCCACTCGAAACAACCCGATCTTGCCCGACTCACCCATCATCTCGACAACCCACCGAAAGGCCGTCATGCGCTCTAAAACCCGATCCGCCAAACAGATCGAACTCCGCATCCAATGGATAATTGCTGACCTGACCAAGGCAGCAGCTATCGCTCCCGACCGTCTGCAACGTCTTGCGGAATGGGAGTCAGACGGGCTTGCACGGCATGGTGAGCCTGGACCACACGCGCCTGGGTCAATCAGTGACAGGACGGGTAGCGCGGCTGTGAACGCCTCACAGAAGCCCAATGTGGACAACCTGAGGTCACGGCTAGAACGTGACCTGCGCCGCCTTCACGCAGAAGTCAACAACCTCGTTGCCGAGTTGGACGGCCTGGCACCTGCCGCACACGTCGTATCACGAGGCGCATTCGTCCGATGTGCCAACCATCACGGCTGCGGCAACCTCGCCACCTACTTTGTGAAAGACAAACGCGAACGCCGCTGCGCCACCTGCTACCAGTATCGTGCGAGGAACAACGGTAAGGATAGGCAGGGCAGACGATGAGCGACTTTGAGACAGCATCGAAACTGTGGGCTGCTGCCAAATATCAGGTGCCGGTTGACGCGGTGGTTAGCGTCGAGTGGGAGCTTTGGAACGGTGCCTGGTCCGACGTTACGTTTGAAGAGCCCGCGGTCATCTGTAACGTGGCGCTTTCGACGAAGTCGGCAGTTGCTCAGGAGCACAACCCTTTCTCGTTCACTCCATACCAGGGGCCATCCCGCTATGTGTCTGAGCATCGTAACTTTGCCGAGCTGATGGGCGAGATATTGGAAGCGGATAGGCAGGGCAGACGATGAACCCGCATGACGTGTGGACTTATATCTATTGGGATCTTGCGCATGACTCCTCAGACACTCTGGTTAACGTCAGAGTGATGCACGCACCAACCGGATTGTCGGTCGAGAAGATTTGTCTTGCTGGCAGTCAAGAAGTCTGCCGAGAGAGGGCTGTTGGTGAGTTAGCTCAGCTGGTGGCCAACTCGCCGTACGCCAAAACTTGACAGGCGCGCGCGTATCCTGTAAATACATTCAGTAGATTCGCCTGGCGTGTAGGTGCATATGGCTACTGGTGCTGGTGATCCGCGTAAGACCTCTAGGTGGCAGCGGCTACGACGGCAGATACTTTCCGAGAATGACATCTGTTGGCTGTGTGGTCATCCTGGCGCGGACACGGTTGATCATGTGACGGCGATCCGTAAGGGTGGCGAGGCGTTTGACTTGGCGAACCTGCGGCCTGCACATCTGACCTGCAACAGTCGTAAACGGGACAGGGATGTTCGGCCGAATCACACGTCACGGCTCTGGTGATGCGCAACATCATTCTGATCACAGGCCCGCCCGGTGCAGGTAAGACAACGTTTGCGAATACGACTGGCCTACCTGTCTACGACTACGACGATCTGCACTGGTCGTCGAACAAACATTTCGTTGACGAGATTCACCGTGTGGCACGTCAACCTGACGGGCAGGCAGCGATCATCCGGTGTGCTGCCGGTGCTGACGTACGGGCAAAGCTGATCGCGTCGCTACAGCCCACGGCTCATGTTCACATGGTCGAGCCGTTCGACGTACTGGTTAGCCGGTTGTCGAGTCGGGAGCGTACGGCGAAGGATCGCCGGGCGAAGATCGCGGCAGCAAAGCAATGGTTTGTCCGCGAGTTGCAAAACCGGCCGGGTAAGTCGACTGTTCAGCCGGTTAATTCGCGCCGCTGGTAAGGGCAAGTCCCTGACCTGGACTTATAGAAAAGCACGACGCTGGCCCCATAAAAAGGGCCTCTGACCAGGGCTTTTACGTTTTTTAGCTGACCAGGACTTTTAGACCCCCGCACGCTTTGTCGGGAAGATTTCTCTCTGCTCGTTTGTGGGGGGACAGATTCTGTCTGATTGTGCCTTGTTTTGGCTGGTGTGGCCCGTTTTCTTTTGAGGTGTTGCCGAATGGCGTCTAAGCGTACTGCGGCTGTTAGCGAGGATCGTGGAGGCCAGTTTTCGGGTGTCGGTCAGGGGCCTGTTTCGGCGGCTACGGCTGAGCTTGTTGGCTCGTTGAAGAAGCAGGGTTTGTTGACTGACCAGTTGGCTCCGTTGGCTGCGTCTGCCCTGGTCCTGGCTGCGACGTTGGATGCCGGCGCGGGCCTTGCGGTTGCGGCGGTTGCTCGTGAGCACCGTGCGTTGGTGGCGGCGTTGTCGTCTCAGATTGAGGTTGTGAGTGACGGTTTCGACGATTTCCTTAACGGACTGTCCACCCCGCTTCGCGACTAGAAGGCGGCATGAGCGTCGGACGTTTGGTGGTGCGGTTGCTCAGATCGCGACGACGTTAGGAACGCCGCTTGACCCATGGCAGCGGTTTGTTGCTGATGTTGCGTTAGAGGTTGATGATGAGGGTCGTCTTTGTTATCGCGATGTGACGTTTACGGTCCCGAGGCAGTCGGGGAAGTCAACACTGATCTTGCCGGTGATGGTGCATCGGGCGATTGCGTTTGCTGAACGGCAGAAGATTACTTATACGGCGCAGACACGTAACGATGCGCGTAAGAAGTGGATTGAAGAATACCTGTACCGGTTGCAGCGTTCGCCGTTCAAAACAAAGTTTCAGACGCGGCTGGCTAATGGTGGCGAGTCGATCCTTTGGGATAACGGGTCGATGCAAGACCTTCTTGCTACGCGTCGGGATTCGGGTCACGGTTTCACGCTCGATCTTGGTGTTGTCGATGAGGCGTTTGCGCTCTACGACGACCGTGTCGAGCAGGCAATGAAACCGGCAATGGTGACGCGGCCGCAGGCTCAGATGTGGGTTACGTCGACGGCTGGTGATGCGCAGTCTGCCTGGTTATGGTCGAAGATCGAGCAGGGTCGTGAGGCTGCTCAGGCTGATGTTGGTCATGGGACCGCTTTTTTTGAGTGGTCTGCTGGTGACGATGATGATCCTGATGATGAGGCTACGTGGCGGCGTTGTATGCCTGCTCTTGGTGCTCGTGTGTCGGTTGAGACGATTAGGTCTGAGCGTCTGTCGATGCCTGATCCGTCGTTTCGTCGTGCGTATTTGAATCAGTGGCCGGTTGCCCGGCATGAGTCGGTGTTTGCTGAGGCTGACTGGTTGAAATGTCAGGACGGCTTGTCGCAGCCTTCCGGGTTGTTGGGGTTTGCGATTGATATGCCGCCGGATCGTTCGTCGGCTGCGGTTGGTGTTTGTGGTTTGAATGCGGCTGGCCGGCTGCATGGTGAGGTGGTTGAGAGGCGTGATGGTTCGGCGTGGGTTGCGGATCGTGTGGCTGAGCTTGCGTCTCGTTGGTCTTCGCCTGTTGCGGTTGATCCGGTTGGGCCTGCGTCGTCGTTGATCGAACCGTTACGTCAGCGTGGTGTTGACGTGATTGTGGTTGGTTTGCGTGAGCATGCGCAGGCTGCGGGTTTCCTGTTTGATGCGGTGCGTAACGGAGAGTTTGCCCATATTGGTCAGCCTGTCTTGTCTGAGGCTGTCTTGTCTGCTCGTCAACGTCAGGTTGGTGACGTCTGGTTGTGGGCGCGGGGTAAGGGTGGCGTTGATGTGTCGCCTTTGGTGGCGGTGACGTTGGCTGCTCGTGCGTTTCAGGTTGCGTCGCGTGGTGGTGTTGAGACGGTTGCTGATCCGTTGTCGCAAATCTTTTAGTGGGGTCTTTCACATGGTTTTTGTCTTTGAGATTTTGGCGATGTGTCTGATCGTGGCTGGGGTCGCTTTGGTGTTTGTGCCGGCTGGTCTTGTTGTTGCGGGGTTTGGGGTTTTGGCTTTGACGCGTGCGTGGGTTGCTAGCAGTGTTGGTCGTGGCGTCTGATGCGGTCGGTTTGGGCGAAGCCGGATGAGCGGCGTGCGATCTCTTATCAGGATGTTTGGGGTAAGGGTGACGACTGGCAGGAGGTTGTTAAGGGGTCGTCTGATCCTTTGGCGTTGTCTACTGCGTTCGCGTGTATTCGTCTGTTGTCGTCGATTTTTGCTCAACTGCCGTTGGATGCGTATCGGGATCGTGGCGGCTTTTCTGAGAAGGTTGCGAGTCCGTCGCGTCTGATTGTGAAGCCGTCGCCTACGCGTACAAGGTCGTTGTGGCTGTTTGAGCATATGGTTTCGCAGCTTGTCTACGGGAACTCGTTTGGCCGTGTGTTTGCCCGTGACGCCGCCGGCTATCCCACTGGGCTTTCATGGTTGGATGCGTCGAAGGTTCGTGTCGAGCAGATCAACGAGGGTGGTGCTGCCCGCTTCTATCTGAACAACGAACTGTTGCCTACGGATGATGTGGTTCATATCCCGTTTTTCGTGTTGCCTGGGCAGGCTAAGGGTTTGGCTCCTTTGGAGCGTTCGGGTCAGCTTGTGTTGGCTGGCCAGGTGCAGAAGTTTGCGGAACGCTGGTTTAAGGATGGTGCGGTTCCGGGTGCGATCTTGTCGTATGACGGTGATCTGGATGCTGATCAGGCGAAAGAGGTTAAGCGCCGGTTTTTGCAGGCTGTCCGTGCGCAGGCTGGGGTCGCAGTTTTGGGTGGCCGGTACAAGTACGACCGTGTTGGCGTGCCAGGCAATGAGGCCCAGTTCCTAGAAACTTCGCAGAACATTGATCTGCGTGTTGCGCATTCGTTCGGTGTTCTGCCGTCAATGTTGGGGCTACTGCAAAAGGGTGCGTCGTTGACGTATGCGAACCGTGAGCAGGATGTCCAGAACCTGTTGACGACAACGTTGAACCTTCCGATCGTCGTGATGCAGGAAACGTTGACGTCGCTGATTCCTAATCCGCAGTTTGTCCGTTTCAATACTGCTGCCCTGTTGCGTTCTGATTTGGAGACGCGTTACCGCTCTTACGAAACGGCGTTGCGTGCAGGTTTTATGACTGTTGATGAGGTCCGCCAACTGGAGGATCGTCAACCTTTACCAGAAGGACAACAAAATGTCTGAGTCTCGTTTGGAGACGCGCGCCTATAAGCGTGCGACGGTTGAATATCGGTCAGAGTCGGATGAGCCGACGTTGGTTGGCTATTCGGCGGTGTTTAACTCGTATTCGCAGAATCTTGGCGGCTTTGTCGAGATTGTTGACGAGTCTGCGTTTAATGACACGTTGGCACGTGGCGGCAACGTCATGGGCTGTGTGAACCATGACATGTCGTGGCTGTTGGCGTCGACTGAGTCTGAGACGATGCGTCTGGCGGTTGATACGACCGGCCTGCAATACACGATGATGGGTGACCTCAGTGACCCTGACTGGCAGCGTGCGGTTGCAAAGGTCAAATCAGGGAAGCTGCGCGGATCGTCCTTCATGTTCCGCACAATCGACGACGACTGGTCGTTGACTGACGACGGTTTTCCGTTGCGTCGCCTGCTCGCTGTCGAACTGATCGAAAACGGGCCTGTAGCGGCTCCCGCATACCGTGCTACGGCGAACGCTGACACGCAGGCTGCGATCCGCAGTCTTGCCGCACATGTGAACAAAGACTTTGCTGATGTTGCTGAGCTTGCTGCTCGTAACGAGCTGCGCAGCCTCTTTGGTAGCGCACCGGCAGAAGTAGAGATCGTAGAGCAGCAGCCCGCGAGAAACGCAGCGGCCGCCCTCGAACATGCCACCCGCAAAGCGGCGTGGCTTCAAAAACAATCACTTATGGAAAGGACTCAACGATGAGCGTTGATCTTGAAAAGCTGCATGCCGCACGTCGGAATGCTGCAAACGAAATCCAAACCCTTCTTGACGAGGTAGATGCTCGTTCGGATAAGGAAATGTCGGCTGAAGATCAGGCAAAGTTTGATCGTCTTAACGCCGAGTATGACCGTCGTAGCCGTCAAATCGAGATCGCGTTGGACGACTTGGAAGTTTCCAAGCGTTTCAACGAAGTGTTCTCAAAGAAGATTGAGCCAGAAGAGGCTGCTCCTGCCGATGCTGAGCTGCGTAAGTTCCTTAAGGGTGAGACGCGTAGCTTCGATGTTCGCGTTGAGCAACGTGACCTCAGCAAGCTTTCGGCTGGTGCCGGTGCCGATACGGTTCCTGTTGGTATGTCTGCTCAGCTTTGGGCGCACATG